TTCGGAAAGGGGCGGCTTCGGTCGCCTCTTTTTTTTGTCCTTATTTTTACGACATGATGACCGTGGAAATAACAGGCACGCCGACGCTCGACAGCGTTATAACGGTTGCCGATTTAAAGAGCCATTTGCGTGTTGACCACAGCGACGAGGACACGCTAATTGAAGCTTTGCGAGATACCGCCATTGCGTGGATCGAGGACTATTGCAATACGCGCCTGGGCGACGTGACGGCAGTCGGTTACCTCGACTTCTTTTATAACGCGCGGTTCCCAGTTGGTCCCGTCAATTCAATTACGTCCGTAACGTATACTGATACCAGCAACACCACGCAAACGCTAGACGTTTCAAAGTATTGGTACGACATAAAAACGAAGTCCGCACGGATCACATTTGACAACGCGCCCGATTTGTACGACGACACATTCCACGCGGTGCAAATCAACATGAACCTGGGCTATGCAGAAGCCGACGTACCGCAGCCGATACTGCACGCCATTCGTTTGTTGGTCGGGCATTTGTACGAAAACCGTCAGCAAGTCAACCGACAAAATTTGTATGAATTGCCGTTAGGTATTCATGCGCTTGTTTCACCGTACCGCAATATTTTGGCCGTATGAGGTTTGGAAGCATGGATAGCCGCGTAGCCATTCAGCGCGCTACGTTGACCGTAAACGCATACGGTGAGCGTGCAGAATCGTGGGCTACCATTGCGACGGTTTGGGCTGAAGTCCAGTACAAGGAAGGCAGCGGCAGCGAAAGTATCCAGAGCGACCAAATAATGAGCAAGCAGCCCATTCATTTTATCATTCGATACAGCAGCGACGTGAGCGACCTAAAGCCCAGCGACCGCGTAAGCTACAAAAGCAACGTGTACCAAATCGAAGGTATCCAGGAAATTGGACGCCAGGAAGGTTTACGAATTGTAACCACTTTACGCGGCGAGTGATGGACGATTTTGAAAAGCAATTGCGCCATATTGAAAAGCGGCTGGATCGCGCGGCTGGATTCGGTAAGATTAATAAAAAAGAATTCCGAAAAGCAAACCGCGAATCAGCGAAAGAAATCGTAGTTGCGACGCGCAGCAAAATCAAAGCATACAAAGACGACATCACGATAAATTTTCCCGATCGCGATGACATCGTAGTAAAGCGCGACCAGCTCAAAAAATCTATAGGCGTCTGGTTTGGCAAAGGTTCAAATACGGCATTTGCTGGACCGCGTGCAAACCGAGCAGGCAAAACGAAGCTGAAAAAGAAAGTGCGCGATAACGCTGATGGCTGGTTTGCTCATATAGTCGACATGGGCGCGCGTCCAGGACAGATGCGCAAAGGCGGAAAGCCAGGCAGCGGCACGATTATCAACACGCCTATGAAAGGCAAAATATCACAAGGCTTACAAGTTGGACAAGCAAAGGCGCGGCAAAAACAGATTGAGCTGTACCGCAAAGAATTTAACCGATATATGCGATGATTGTAGGAAAAGCGATATACCACCTTTTGACGAATGCAACTGCAATAACCGACATCGTTGGCACACGGATTTATCCAGAAGTTGCGCAACAAGACGGCGACTTGCCTTATATCGTCTACAACGTCAGCAATAACGAGCCAAGCGATACGAAGCCAGAGCCTTCGAAACTGGACACGGCGGAAATTGAGGTGCATTGTTACGCGACCAGTTACAGCCAGGCCATTGATATTGCCGTGGCCGTTCGCGGCGCTTTGGATCGCGTCAAAGGCACGTATAACGGCGTCAACGTCCAGAGCATCCAGTATATCAACGAAGTCATCGACTTTGACGAACCGCAGCGGGCTTATGAGGTGACGGCAGATTATGAAGTACGCATAAGCCGCACGGATTTTGAAATTGCCCAGGGTTCTCCGATCACGGGCGTTGAGTTGGGCCAATTGTCCGACGTCAATGTAACGGGCGCAACGGATAACCAAATACTGAGTTACGACGCAGCAAGCGACACATGGGTTCCAGCTGCTGACGCGGGCGGCCCTGACGTGCTGGACGACCTGAGCGACGTGGATACGGGCGAACCTGAAGACAACCAGATGTTGGCATACCAACAAGGCACGTGGAGCGCGATTTATCAAGATGAAATCGTTTTGCCTATTGCAAGCGTCACGGGTTTGCAGGCTGAGTTAAATACGATACCTGACGCGCTGGACGACCTCGACGATGTTAAGATAGTTGGCACGCCAGCGGAAGGCGACGCGCTGGTATACCAAAGCGGCTTTTGGTCACGCGGCACGGCTGGCGCTTCGACGCTTGGCGACCTCGACGACGTAAATACTACAGGCGCGGGCGTTGGTTCTACAATCGTGTACAACGGAAGCACGTGGGAAATTTCGGGCAGCGAATTACCGAGCGACGATATTTACTATCATAACCGTTACTTGACGGAAGCGGCTGCGCTACGTTCAGGCGCTACGGAAACGGTCGAGCTGTACTATACGGCGCAGGCGGACGGCGACGGCTTAAGCGAATCGGCATCGAGCGACACGCCAACCAGCGGTTACGATATTCGGCGAAAGTTGTACTACGCTGAGAAGGCGCAGGCCGACCCCGACACGTCAGCCGACTGGACGCAGTTCACAGCCATCGCCGACAATACGACATTCAACAACGCGAAGGCGGCTTTGCTTGCTTACCTGAAGGAACGCACGGGCGGCACTGTACCGATTAGCCTCAAAATGACGTGGGAGGAAGTAGCACAAGCGCCCGCGTTTACGGGGCTTTTAAATGAGAGCTACGGAAGCGGAGCAGAGGCGGCGTACTCCACGCGGCGATTAAATGGCAACGTAACCGACTGCATGGTCATTCGCAGGGCATCGGATTCGACGACTCAAAACATAGGCTTCGACGGTTCAGGCAACATCGACGAGAGCGCAATAGAAACGTTCTGCACGGGTACGACGTGTACCGTGGTAACGTGGAAAGACCAAAGCGGAAACGGGAACGACGCGACGGCGGCAGCACCTGCGAACGAACCGACGATTTACACAGGCGGCGCGTTGGTGAAGGAGAACGGAAAGGTGGCAATAACCTTTTCTCAATCGACGAATTTTGACGCTGTGAATATTACGGGCGCTTCATCAGTTGACTTCTTTAATGTTTTTTCTACAACCGACACTCGTTATATTTTAAATGGTGGCAGCGGTCTTTGGTCATTCGCAGCCCAAGACGCTTCGACTACCGTTATAAGTAGCGGATTTGGTACGCCTTCTTACAGGGTAAACGGAACAAGCGCAAGCATGACCACGAGAGGTGAGGGTTATACAACTACAGCAACAGGAAATCGAATGCTCTTGAATGCGGCGGGTGATTCTTCTACATGGTCAAATTATTCTATAATTTATAGAAGTCAGACAGGCGACACCTTTAATCTTGACGGTAATCTACAGGAAGCAATTTATTTCACTACCGACAAATCCAGCGTCCGCACTTCCATCGAATCCAATATAGGCGACTACTTCACCCAAAACACGCCACTCCTCGACACGTACTCAGGGGCGGCGGCTGCTTATTCCTTGCGGCTTTTGGACTCGACGTATACGGGGGCTTTGGTAAACGTATGGAACGGCACAAGCTACGCCGACATCTATCCCAATGTTTTTGGAGAGCTTGACACGGTTGCACTTGCTGCCCACTGTGGGTCAAACGACGGGTTCATCCGTTACTGGTACGACCAATCAGGCAACACGAATACGGCGGCGCAAACGACTACGGCGAATATGCCCAAGATTTACGACGGGACGACGGGCGTGGTGACGGAGAACGGGCTTGCGGCAATGACGATAACGAACGGGCAAGGGTTTACCCTGTCTTCGGGAATTGGGGCATCAACCAACAAATACGCGTTTATCGTTCACGCGGTGGATTCAGCGGATACAAGTTGGAGTTTCTTTGGCGACTCCACGGCGGTCGAAGTAATTCCACTTGCTCAGGACGGCAATACGGGCACGTCGTTAGCAAGTGCTGGCTTTCTTCCAATCAACGCGATTTACAAAGACGGCTCGGCGCTTTCGGTTACAACGCGCGACGACCTGCACGCGGCCTACACGTCGGCTGGGCAGTCGCTTACCGTAATGGACTTTGAAGGCTCGGCGGGCATAGGCATCATGTTCAATCGCGGCGGCGGGCGTGATTACAGCGGCACGGCGCAGGCGGTCATCATCTACGACGCCGACAAGTCCGCCAACCGCACAAACATCGAGGACAACATCAACACCTTCTATTCAATCTACTGATGAACGGATATATCATCGTACTTCCAACCGCCACGCAGACAAGCGAAGCACGGGCAAAGCAAATCACGCGAGAACTCTACAACATCTCGCGTCCCGTTCTCATTCAGGCAGAAGGCGAAAAGGCGTCCACCGTCTTTGGAATCGTTACGCACCCCGACGGAATCCAAAACGCTTTGCAGGTGAATACCGATTACCTCATCTTCGTTCACGCCGCTGCGACGCTGGAAAAGTTGGTTGCTTGCTTTCCTGAACTCACCAATGACGAAAGATTTCAGCTTAGCGCATACGTGCAGACAAACCACCGTTTTCCGTTTGCGCACATCATTCCAAGCACGACGACGGTACGGGATCACCAGTACATGGTTGACAACGGTTGGTTTGAAAATGACGAAATTTAAATTGAGTAAATTGCAGCCATGAAGGTAACGATTCAAAAGACCTACAACAAAGACGGCTGGCATTGGTCAGTTGGAACCGTTGTAGACGTATCCAATAAATTCGCTGCAAAGCTGAAAAAAGGCGGATACCTGGATAAGCCCGAAAAGAAAGAAACTAAAGAAAAATCTAAGAAATAATGGCCCAGACAACAGGCATAA